GTGCTTGGTAACTGTGACTTAGTACAAATGACCATACGTGGCTTGTTGGCTTTGTCGTAGTTTTGCCATACGTGCTTTGGTAGGTCTTTCATAATAAGATATTCTATTGCTCTTTCTTCTGTCATTGCTTCAATAGGCTTTGTGTTATGCAACAAATAACCTCTTGTATGCTTTACAAAGTCAGGCTTTGCTTCATCTTTTGCTAACTCCCAATATACTTCAACTGGTGGTAAGATGCCACCTTGCAATGCACAAGCC